ACCGTGCCTCCGTCATCGGATCTTAGCTGATGAAACTCCGCATGAATACGTCCTTTGTGTGCATGTTTAAGAATACTATCAATAAAAGTGCTCTGCGCTTTATCTAACTCCCGGAGACGTAAGATATTTGCGGCAATCGAATGCGGACACCCTTGCAACCATGCTTTTGTAAACGATGGCTTGTTAGAATTCTCTGTCTTGTTGTACGGTATGTTGTGATAGTCAAAAGCTTTAGCCACACTAGTTGATACCCACGGCTCAACTTCAAAGCCCACGTCTTTCTTAATCTCTAAATTAATAACCTTCTTCATTGCCAGAAGATCTTTCTTCACACGTTCCGCACCATCAACATCCACTCGAACACCGCGTTCACGCATATCAAGCATTAACGGTATTAGGCTTGTCTCTAGTTCAAAGATAGACGTTAGCTCTTGTGCACCAAGCTCGACTTCAAACCTGTTCCATAGCTTCAAGGTCATTCGAGCATCTTGTTCTGCGTACACCCCTACGAACTTTGCAGGTAATTTCCACAGCTCGCTTTTAGGATCCACACCAAAACTCTTAGCTGCCGCCCTTAAACCCTTCTCGTTCTTTCTCATGTCGATGTAATCTCTGCCAAGATTATTTAGACTGTAACTAAATCTGTTTTCATCAATCAATGGAGCCGCAACCATCGTATCAATGATCTTGCCCTCGATCTTAACGCCTGCCCATCTTAACCAGCCAGCGTCATAGGTTGCGTTGTGCATGATCTTAGGAATATTTGGCGTTGCTAATTGAACCTTTAACCATTCCATAACACGGCGTTGTGTAAGGTTGCCTCCCCCTTGGTGCTTAATCGGATAGTATCCGTCAAAGTCTCCCGCAGAAATTGCAATCCCTACAATAAAACCGTCGTTCCGCGCCCAACCTGGGCCTAGTGTTGTTAAGTTTGGATCACAGGTTTCTAAATCAATTGCCATGTAAGTGCATTTTGTTAGATCAGGAAACTCATCTGGAGCTGTCCAATCCGTTTCAATCAGATTAAACTCTTCTCGCTCCCAAAATGATAATGTACTATTTCCTCTAACCATTAAGAGTTCTCCTCATCATCGTATAAGATCGAGCCTCTGATCCAAACATCCAAGGCATCTCTAGGAAAAGAACCTGATCTATTGGAAATAACCTCGCCATTCTTAAACAAAAACAAAGAAGGAATACTACGAACGCCTAACTTGCTTGGTGTCCCCGGATTTTTATCAATATCCATCTTAACTATTTTAATTTTACCCTGGTACTTTTCTGCAAGCTCCTCAAGTGCAGGTGCTATCTGCAAACATGGCTTACACCACTCCGCCCAAAAATCTACTAACACTGGAACATCGCTCTTTAGAACGTCTTCCTCAAACTGCTCATCTGTACTGTTTATCATTCTTCGCCTCCTAATGCTGCATAACCGCAAATGTCTACCCAACTATCCTCGTGATCTGGTGTCTCGATTAATCTGGATACTTTTAATTGCACCAGGCATAAATACACTTGGTCAACTGTAACGTCTTGATCAAGAATCACGGACCACAACCTTGCCACACGCATGTGGTTTACGGTTGCATCACCATAGTCCTCGGCTCTGGGACCATTGATATAGCCCTCTGCTTTTTGTAGTATTTCTTCTCGTCTCATATATCGTACCTGTACTTTGAACTTGTTTCTATTATGTGAAGATTTTCTTTTGTTCTTGTTATACCTGTGTAGAAAATCCTGTGCTCGTCGTCGGGAAATCTGCTGTTAACGCATGGGTAAGCGGACTCTGTTAACAACATTATATTATCATCCTCCCCACCTTTCATTGCGTGTATCGTTGATAATTTTATTCTTGGCTTACTAAGATCCTCTCCTCGACTGACAAGAGATCTCATGTAGCTCTTGTCGTCCAAGGACATATTTACAATGCTACTACCTTGACATTTTTTTTCTGCAATCCATCCGTGGTTCTGGACTAACTCGTCATAGTTAAGCATTACATCTTCCTCGACGTACTCCAAGGTTTTAGCAAAGCCTCTTTTAATAACAGCATTAGGCCCCTGCTTTGGTGCAATCTTGTACAACGCACGAATAAGCGAAACAGATACCGATAACCCTTCGACCAAAGTATTCCACGTTTCTATGCCCCTCATCAAATCTGGGTTAAGACTGGGTACGCCAAACCGCTCAAATAAATACCCGTTCTCCCTTAGTTCATGTGCAATGGCACTAATTACTTTATTGGTTCGAGCCATGATCGTCCAAGAACCCTGATCAATGTCTACATCATACCAATGAGAATGATAATTAATCGTTCCCTCATGCTTTGTTGGCAACCAGTTCTTTTCATACCTAGTGTCTATTCGTCTAACTATTCTATTAGCAAGTGCGTGAACTGCGTTGGGCACTCGATAACTCTGCTCTAAAATCTCTACATCATCACAGATTTCCATGAACTGCTCCACTCGAACGCCCATCCATCTGTGTACTGCTTGATCATCGTCTCCTGCGTACCATATGCGTTCCGCTGAAGACCTTAACAGCTTAACTTGTTCCCATTGTAGCGGCGTAAGATCCTGTGCCTCATCAACGATTAAAACGTCTAAGGAAGGTGCAGACCCTTGATCAACAAACTGCTTAATCATGTCTGTGTAGTCGTATTTACCGTGCTCAGATTTATAAAGAGAGTACATCTCATCAACCTTCTTTAACATAGGCCAACTCAAGTTGTAGTTCCGAGAATCATTGTACTGTTCTTCTAGCGATATCATACGCAAGGTTGCTCGACCTATTTGCTCTAAGTACTTGTTCCCCTCTTGCACTGAAGCAGGAAGCAATCCATCTGCTAGTGCAGCCGCAGTGTTATTGTCAAAGATCAAGCCTAACTCCAGACCTAACTTTTTAAAATCGTACCTTGAGATAACTTCTTCGGTTTTCATGCCTAACCACTGAAACCCAGTAGAGTGTAGTGTTCTAAACCAAGGCACGTCTCTATCAGATAAACCTAGTTGCACGACTGTTCTGCTCTTAGCTTCCTCGATGGCTTTCTTGGAGAAAGAAACAAACCCTATCTTCTCTGGCGGAGTTCCATTGCTTAACTCTTCCTTTACAATGTTAATCAACCGATAAGTTTTACCGCAACCGGGAGGCCCAAGGATTAATTTTTCACTCATCCTTGGCTCTCGGTCTCTGGTCTATCCACTCTTGGATATCTGTCTCCAGCCATCTTACTGTGCTATTTTTCTTAGCTTCACCAAATACAACAGGCTTTGGAAAGTTCTTCTCCTCCACCCATTTGTATATCGTTGATCGAGAAACACCGAACTTATCGGCTATCTCTCCAATCTTAACGTAGTTCTGGTCTCGCCACTCATTAGAATGGGACTTCATTTTCTAACTCCTTTTGATTAGCAGGTATTTCTACCTCGTTAGCTTCAAACTTAGGAACCCACCAGACCCTAATGTTTGTCCACTTGCCGCCTTCTGTCTTCACCTTATACTGACCGTGGCAGCTTTCATTTCCATTGAGATCTTTTAATCTCTGTTGGATTTGTGGTCTATTGTACAAGGTAAAACCCCTCTGTCTTAAAAACTCCTGTAAGCCCTTCATCGTAAAATACGTGTAGTTATCCTCTGTCCAAGGTTTACCCATAGACAACTCTTCTGGAAACTTAGCTCGAATCCTACTCATGCAGAACACCTCAAGGAGTTCTTTGAACTGACCAACACTGGTCAACTCTTCAGCAACATCTAAAGTTGTGGCGGAGGTTAACAAAGCATTGACCATTGGTTGCCATTCAGATGCTTTAGCCAAAGGAGGCATAAAGTTTATCTGCTCCATGCAAGCCCTTTGAAATTGTAAAGGCATCTGCAATTGCTCTGTTGTAATCTCTAAACGCTTGCCGTCTACATCTAAGAAATACAATCGAGGCTCGGACAAAAGTATCGTTAGTCCACCAATCTGCGGTACAGCCTCTGCATCACCTATACCAAATGCCCGTGACTTACACATTGTCTTATTGCAGTGACTTGCCATTGGCTCGTCCTTGCATGTGTAAAGGTATTCTTTTTTGTCTATCTGCTTCTGCAATCCAACTATCTCACTAGCTGGCAAAGGCGGTAGGCAATGCTTCTGGTTTAACTCTTCATGTTTATTCTTCCACGTATCTGGAAACTTTCTCTTCAAGTATAGCCCACCATTAAACATCGTCTTGTTTCTTGCTCCTTCTGGTATTCCCATTGAGAAAAACATCTGTAAGCAAGGTGGCGCATCTGAGAACTGTTCCCGTTGCGTACCAAAGTCAATTTTCTCTAAACCTGATATTGTCATCCTTTTCTTGTCTACCTCGTCAAGAAACTCCTCCAAAGTCATGTCATCACCGTTATCCTTAAAAGCGTAACGGACTGTATTCTCCTGATCAAAGTACGGTAGGTTAATAAAATTACCCACGTCTCCTCGATCTGCAAGGATACGATCTTGTTTGGGAAAGATCTCACATCCCGCGTAACCTAAAGCCGCAGACATCTCGCCTAAGTAATCTCGAATCTCGGACGCGCTTGTTTCTGTCTTCATAAACAAAAACAGATGTGCACCACCACTCTTCGATCTACAAACAACCAATGGTAACTTTAACTTTCGACACTTCTTTAAGACTTCGAGGTGATCAATGGGATAGGTGTCTATGTCTAGCACACCAAAATTACACAGGTTCTTATCGTTTATTGGTATTGATCCAACGCCCTTTGTTCCCTTTAAATGCCCCTCAATTAAATCCTTTGTTAACGGCTGCTTGACTATAAAACTTTTTGCGTCAGTCTTTCCGTTTGCCCGTCTCTTGTTACCTATCGTCGTCTGTCCGTGAGCAAGGTCTGAACCTCTAAATGCCGTCATAAAACGGTCTGTCAAAGACATATGTTTCTCCGTAAAAAAGAGGAGAGCCTCGAAGAGACCCCCCTCGTGTTAATTAAAAGGGTGCGTCTTCTTTGTCGCCGTGATCCTCGACTACCGCCTTGGCCTCACCCTTTTGAACTGACTTACGGAAACTAAGTGCTTCTTGTAGCAACGCTTCATCGTCTATAGTTTTAACCTTTTCTACAGACCAGTTGTACCAAGTACCCATGTCATTGCTTTGCTCGACAGTTGTTAGCCGCCAAACAGTTGCAAACAAAGATGGCGTTTTAAGAACACCGTTTGCATCTTTCATCTTTAACATTGCAATCTGTGACTTCCATCTTCGAGAAACAGATAGTTGAGTTGACTTCATATCAATAATCACAGGCTGATACATTCCATCCGCACTTATTAGCATGCAGTAGTGTTGATCGCTCTTCACTAGCTCGTTACCATTCGATAGGATTTCCTTGCCGCCTGTTCTTGTCGCCCTGGCAATGCTTGGATCGTCGGCAGACAACTCTCCAACAAAACCACCACCACCTTGATCACGAGGTATAAACTCCAAATACTTTGTTTGTTGAAAACAAGGTACAACTTCAAAGCCTTCCTCGCCATTCCAGTAATTCCCCGTTACTGTATTAAACGCATCACCTTGAGACGCGCCTTTAATAAACCCAGCGTCGTTCTTCTTAATCTGTGGTGATAGTGCCTGTATTACACGCACGAATGGTATCTGTAGTTCTGAGGCTTCATAATCCGCCCCTTCCCCTGATAACAAATCGTCCATTAAACTCGCAGGTAAAGTTTCTTTCTTTGTAGTAAGTTCCGACATTATGATTTCCTCCTTACGTCAGCAGTTCGAGCCACAAAAGCACCGAACAAATCTAGATCAATTGGTAAGCCATTTTCCACTCTCTCGCGGACAAAAGCCTTTAAAGTCATTGCATGAATGTGCGTCTTTGATTCTGGGTGATAGCCTCTGTTCTCAAGATCAACCATCAGTGATCCTGCAACATTGTCCTCCCCTCGACCAAAAGACAGAACGACATCGTTCTTTATAATGTCGTCCAAACCGTTTTCACGAAGCCAATTAAAAGCTTCACCGCGCCGATCCTTGGGTATGCTTGCAGAAACAAATGGCTTTAACGTCACCGTTGCTCCCTCTACATCTACGCGCTCGATGCCCATTTCATCCATAACTTGTGGAATCATATCAATGGATAGTCGTTGCTTTTCCGCCTTGAGCTGTTTTAACTTATCTTCAACACCAAGAATCTCGGATGTTACGCCGTTAAGTTTAATAACCAAGTTGGATAGTTGTTTCCCGGTTTGCGTATCGACTTTATCTAGTGTCGAGGCCTCCGCGAATAGGTTTTCTTCAAAAATATCTGTCATCATGACAAGTACATCCTCTTCAGGTTTAAGTTGACGGCTTCTTATGAATACCGTAGGGTGACTCTATCGGAGGATATCGATGAAAGTCAACAACAAATTTAAAACTAAACCATATAGACACCAGGAAGAGGCGTACCGAAGAAGCGCAAATAAGACAGCATTTGCCTATCTTATGGAAATGGGTACTGGTAAATCAAAATCCCTGTTGGATGATATTGCAAGACTTTACACTGAAGATCAAATAGATTTTGCAATTATTATTGCCCCGAAAGGTGTGTATCGTAATTGGCTCGAATTAGAAATCCCAGCGCACTTCTGGGAAAGTATCCCTACCTCTGTGTCCAGTTGGCAGTCGCCAATGACAAAAGGACGAAAGGACGAGATCAAAGAAATGTG